AGGGAACCGCCCGCCCCGGTGGGCTTACGGATTTGCGAGGGGGTGAAACCGTGCGCGTCGGCCTACATGACGCGGAACAGGACTATTTGAAGCACAAAACGTTCCCGAACTATGCCTTGATGAAGATTTCAGCATATCACAAGGCGCGGGGCGATTCCGTCGAATGGTGGTCCCCTATGCTTCAATATGACCTGATCTATTCCAGCAAAGTCTTTGATTTTACGCCGGAAAGCGAATATTTGCCGCCGTCGGCGATCAGGGGCGGGACAGGCTACCCGGATATACCGATCAATCAGACATTGCCGCCGGAAATCGACGCAGCCTTTCCTGATTACAGCATATACCCCGAATGTGATTATGCTATTGGATATTTGACCCGCGGTTGCCCGAATCATTGTCCGTGGTGCGTCGTCCCCGCGAAAGAGGGCGGTATAAAGCCTTACAGGGCATGGGAACAGATCGTGCGCCCGGACACAAACAAGCTGGTTCTGATGGACAATAACATTCTTGCTTCCGAATACGGGGTTGCACAGCTTGAAAGCCTGATCGGGAGCGGGTACGCGATAGACCTAAATCAAGGCATGGACGCGCGGCTGGTAGATGAACGAATAGCGGGGATTCTTGCGCGGCTGAAATGGATTCGGTTTATCCGCTTTTCGTGCGATCAGATACCGCAGATTGAAGCTATCGAGCGGGCCGCGGAACTGCTGGAGAAGCACGGGAAAAAGCCCTATAACCTGTTTATTTATCTTCTTGTGACAAAGGACCTTGAAAACGCCGCATACCGCGTCGAACGGTTGAAGCGCCTAAAAGGTATCAGCATTTACGCACAGCCGGAACGGAACGAGCGAAAAGGCATAATTCCGAACGCGCTTCAAAAGGAATTCGCCCAGCGGTTTATTTACGGGCGGTGCTATCTGAAAGAAAGCTGGGGCGAATACCTGACCCGGCACAAAGAAAAGAGGTTGCGAACATGAACGATCAGGAACAGGAATTGCGGGAAATGTACCGCGCGGCGGCGGTTATTAAGGAAATTTGTAACCGCCGGACAGAGGACGACGCGTGCCATAAATGCCCGTTCTATGCTATGTGTTGCGCGGAACCGTATTCGTGGGAGATTCCAGAAAGCGGGGTGAATCCATGACCGACCGGGAACGGATTTTAGAGCGGATAAAGGCGGTTCAAGCTTTGGCGGAGCGGGGCGACCGCGGCGAAAAGGAAAACGCCGCCGCTATGCTTGAACGCCTGATGAAGCAATACGGAATCACTGAAACCGAACTTGCAGAGGACCGCCGGGAAATTGCGTGGTTCAGATTCAAAACCCCGCTTGAACGTCGGCTTTTGAATCAGATCATTTACACCGTGACCGGGCGCGTTGCTTATTCGTGCGTTGGAAAGTACACGAACCGCACGCGGAAAAAGCTGGGGATTGAATGCACGTCGGCGGAGCGGTTAGAAATCGAATTCAGCTTTAAATTTTACAACGCCGCCTTTGAAAAGGAACTTGACCGGTTTTATTCGGCTTTCCTGAACAAAAATCACATATTCCCGGAAAATGTGATCGACGAAGTGCCGGACACCGGGGAAATCGACCTTGAAGAAGCCCAGCGACTTTCGATGATGATGGCAGGCATGGAGGAACACGCACGCCGGAAAGCGTTAGAAAGCGGGGCGGGCGCATGAACAAAACGGAACATATGCGAAAGCGCTTTGCCCGGCAAAGCGAACTTTTGCGGGAGCGATTCAAGGGACTAAAACGCGACCCGGATATTTGGAATCTTGAATACATGATAACAGAAATCGGGTACGGTTCGTTTGCATGGCGGAGCGGTCAAATTAGGACATTGCGCCGGGCAATCCGCGCTTTGGAGCGGGAGAACAAGGAAAGGGGCGATCAGTAATGCAGATCGACCAGCGGCGCGCGGCCTTGCGGTATCGAAACAAGGTGAACAACGCGCAAGGGCATTTTTTCGAGGACTACATAAAAGCCGGGTGCGCCCTGTACTCCGAGCGGGGCCGGGCGGAGATTGACAAAACGCCTGAACCGTTCCGCGTAACGGAAAAATACAGCAACGGGATTTTCAAGGGCAGATTCACGGCACACGCCCAGCCGGACTTTCAAGGGACCCTTGACGGCGGGCGGTCAATCGTGTTTGAAGCGAAATACACGACCACGGACCGCATGAAGCGGGACGCGCTGACACCTGTTCAGCAGAAAACGCTGGAAAGCCACCACAGACGCGGCGCGCTTTCGGCGGTATGCGTTGGAATCGGCGACAAATTCTTTTTTGTCCCGTGGCTTTTGTGGCGGGATATGAAAGACATATTCGGGCGGCAGTACGTGACGGCGGCGGACCTTGAAAACCTCCGCGTGAAATTCAACGGCGCGGTCCTGTTTCTGGACTACGCGCACGATGTAGGCGGGCGGTGGATTCGCGGGGCAGATTGCGACATGGAGAAATGGAGGAAAGCAAACCATGAAGAAACAGCGACAGAAAACGCGGAAAGTGACGGTCCGGGTCACACCGCAAACGGCGTTCAACCTTGAACGGCTTATGCAGTTAAGCGGGCAGAAAACGCCGGGCCGGGTGGTTGATAAGCTGGTTCGGGAGAAAATGCTGGCATTGCGGAGCCGGGCGGAGGAATAGCCCATGTTTGACCTGAACCGCCTTTATAACGCTGATTGCATGGAAGCAATGAAAGAAATCCCGGACAAATTCTTTCAGCTTGCCATGTGCGACCCGCCTTACGGGATAGGACACGACGGACAGCGGAAGCGGGTACATAACAACGTGAAGCACAACCGCAAGTATCACGCCCGAAAGGGCTGGGACCGGGAAACGCCGCCGCCCGAATACTTCCGCGAACTGGAAAGGGTTTCGGAAAATCAAATCATATTCGGCGGAAACTATTTCGTTCCCATGCTGAACCGCGGAACAAAGGGCTGGGTGGTTTGGGACAAGGGACAGCACGGGCTTTCAATGAGCGATTGCGAACTTGCCTATTCGTCGTTTGACTGTCCGACGCGGGTTGTCGTCATAAACCGCGCCGCCCTGCAAAGCGACGGGGACACGATACACCCAACGCAAAAGCCCGTCCGCCTGTATGAATGGATTTTGCAGAACTACGCACAACCCGGCGACAGAATCCTTGACACGCACGCCGGGAGCGCGTCAAGCCTGATTGCGTGCTGGCGAATGGGGTTCGAGTTTGTCGGATTCGAGATCGACCCGGACTATTTCAAGAAAGCGTCGGAGCGGCTGGCGGAGGAAATGGCGCAAATCCGACTTTGCGACTATGCAGACCAAACGAAATTATTTTGAATGGAGGAACGAGCATGAACGCGGGTACATTGATCGTCGTTTTGTACTGGTTGATCTTCACCGTGCGGAAGCACTACACGCCGAAAATAGCGGCGGCAATCAGGGCGAACGCCTATGACCTGAACCGGGCAACACCGGACGAAGCGCGGGCCATTGCACGAAAGGGAAAGCCCCTGACCGTTGCAAAATGGGCTTTACGCGTCGGCGGCTGGGCCGAAAACGCCCTTGCGGTTCTTATGCTGATTGTGATTGCACACATAATCGGCGCGATCATAACGGGAACCGTCGTTGTTTTGGGTTATCCCATATAAGGGGGCGATGGGGTGAAGCTTCAACAATGCGAAAAATACGGAGAGCAGGCCGCAGAGGTTGACGCGGCGGAACAGTTGAGGGACATTGCCCGTATTCTTTCGATCACAGCGGACACCGACGCAAACATTCGGGAAGCGGTAACAGGTATTTTGAACATAGCCGAAAGGCTGGAAAGGGGAAAACAGAAATGAACGCCGCCCTTTTGAGCAGTAAGAAAATGGACTATTGCACGCCGAAAGACTTTTTCGACGCGCTGAACCGGGAATTCGGTTTCACGCTGGACGCGGCGGCAACGGCGAAAAGTGCGAAATGCCCGGCGTACTATACCCCCGAAACGGACGGGCTGAAAAGCCCGTGGAACCTTGCGGGGGGGGTGCTGTATTCTGCAACCCACCCTATGGGCGGCAGATCGGGCAATGGGTCCGCAAGGCATACGAAGAAGCACAGTGCGGAACGACCGTCGTTTTGCTGATTCCAGCCCGGACCGACACG